TACCCACGCCCGAAGACTGGCGACTAATTTGTAAGATGGTTAAAGGTAGTGAGAAATGAGCGAACAAAAAATAGAGGTCGCGCCCCTTAATCCAACTTATGTTGGCTCATGGTGTATTGGCGGTAATTGTTTTATTAATGTTACTAAAAAACCTACTGATGTGCAGATTAAAAATACCGAAGAAATGTTTGGTTGGGAATGGGTTGATATAGAAAAATGACCAACTACATTTGCGTACACTGTAAATCAAAGATACTAACCATACTGGTCAAGTGTCCGTATTGCCGTAAATAACCAAGGAGAAGAACCATGACTGAATCAGTAGCATATATGAGCGAAGAAGGCGTGTTGTTTAAAGAACTGCCACCAAACCCAATGTTTAAATTGACACCACTTTATAAGTTGCGTGAACTAACCGATGCGGAAATATTAGAAGTATGTAGTCAAATAGAGCCGTTTGACGATATCACAATAGAGCAAGCGTTTATAGAATTTGCCAGAGCGATATTAAGAAAGGCGAGTGAGAAATGAATAAAGAAATTGTTATGAATCCTGACATCTTGCCTACACAAAAAGAGTGGAGATTAATTTGCACAATGGTTAAGCAACAACGTGAACTAACGGATGAGGAAATAAAAGAAGTTTATGGCAAATATTTTGATGTTAAGAATTGTGACTGGTTACATCTTGAATGTATCAGAGCAATACTAAAAAAGGCAAATGAGAAATGAAAAAACATAGAAAAATGTCGGAGCAAATGGAAAAAGACATACAAGAGATTGTTGATTTCTATATGCAATTCGTAACAGGCGAACATTTTTCAATAAGAGAAAGTCTTGAGTATTTTTGGAAGTGCATGAATGATTACACAATAGAAGATTATTTAAAGACTGTTCGTGAACGAAACACGAGTAAGAAAAGTTAATGCGAATTCAATTAACTAAATCTGAATTAATCTTTTGCAAACTTGTTGGGAAGATGCGTTACCAAACAACGAGCAGTGTATGCGAAGAACAAATTCAATCAGAACTTAATCCTGAGACTATCTGTATAGATGGCGTGATTGGTGAATACTGCGTAGCGAAGCAGTTAAATTTACACTTCAGTTTAAACACCGACTTGCGTGTTGACTGGGGTGCAGATTTGGTTACGCATGAAGGTAGAACTATCGATGTAAAAACAACTCGTTCAAGAAGGGGGGACTTAAATGCAACGTTAACTTCTGTTAACAAGAAGTTTGATATTTATGTGTTGTGCGTATTAGAGCCTGATGGTTGTGACATTGTTGGGTGGATTTATGGTAATCAGTTTTTAATACCTGAGAATATTGTGCAAGGTGTCAAAGGTGATTACTACAAAATAACTAAAGATAAACTAAGTACAAACTTTAAAAGGGAAGAGGATGAGTAAAGAGATTTACTGGGTAGTTGGGTTGTGGTTATTACTGGCTTTTATTTTAATGATTACTGGATAACTTATATGAAAACACTTGTAGATTACGAAGACATGGAGAACTTAGTAAAAGATTTGCGGGAGCAATTACGGGTCTTGCAGCAAGAAATAGACCGTTTAAACGCACTGCTAGAAATCCGGGCGCAGCAAGACAGGATTGATATTGACGGGAGGTGCTGATGGAAGATTTGGTAAACCACCCATCGCATTACAAAGTTGGCGGTATAGAAACGATTGACTTCATAGAGGCAAAAGGTTTGAACTATCACCTAGGCAATGCGGTTAAATATATTTCTAGGGCTGACCACAAGGGTACTGCTATACAAGATTTGAAGAAGGCGGTTTGGTACATTCTTAGAGATATAGAAAACAGGGAACAATAATATGGGATGCGATGAGTGTGGCGAGAAGACAGAAATATTAGATACACGTACCTACAAAGAAGAGAACAATGATTTTATATTTACTCAACGAAGAAGAGCGTGTCTAGAATGTAAGAATCGGTTCAATACTATCGAAGTAACGATGGATGTATGGAAACAAATGTTTGATGAATGAGCGTCAGAAATGGTTTTTGCTGCTACAAGACATCGGGTGCATAGTATGTTTAAACACTTTTGGTGTACGCAGCGAGCCAGATATTCATCACATTTTAAGAGGTAAGGGTAGGATAGATGATTTCCACACTCTTCCTCTTTGTCCATCGCACCATCGATTGGGAGAGAATAATCAGTTACTTGTTTCCCGTCATCCTTGGAAAAAGGAATTCGAGAAACGTTATGGAACTGAGTGGGAACTCCTAGAGCAAGTGCAGAAGTTAGCCCAAGAAATACAAGACAGTAAGAAGATATTCTAGCGGTAGTCTTTTCTTAACTGTTTAATATTCTCAGTTAGGCTAATCTCTATGTCATGCAGACTGTCTAACTGTTCTCTCTTCTCATCAGGAGATAAACCCTTAGTGTCGTTAACATACTTACGAGCCTCACGTACCTGTTTCATATTCTTATCAATCGTATTGATGTAGCCACGCATATTGTAGAGGCTACCGTTCTCTTTCATATACTCCATGTAGGCATCAATATCGCCTGACTTTTCTAATAGATTGAGTGTACGAATCACGGTATTTACTTCCTGTTTTAAATCATAGTAGGCTGAGATTGTACCTGAGTCACCGGAGAAGAATCGTTTGATAACCGGCATCTGCTCTAAGCGCATCGTTGCTCTTACATCGTCACCCTGTAATCTGTAAACGGCATCTAACATCTGTAGGGCATACGTACCCATCGTACCTGTGTAGCCACGAATTAGATTCTCAATCTTAATTGGCGATGACCCAAGAGTCGCTCCAATATCTTTAGCAAACTGGGATGTGCTCTGTGTGTATTGAAACTGAGGGGCTAAATCTTCCATGCCACGACCAACGATGTTTTCTCCGGTAAAGAAAGAATGGTTAGTCACGTTCTCAACAATTGGTATGAACGCCTGTGGTATTGGGTTGAACTGTAAAGTATTGGTCATGTTACGGAAGATAGACTCACGTAAGTCTTTACCGGTGTCGTTACCAAACATGGCCTCAAGAACTCGCTCAGGGAGAACCTTAAAGACTACGCCTAGTTCAAACGGGATTGGAAACCTGAATGGCTTATCGTTAATTGATACGGCTGGAATAATCCAGTAGTTGTCACGCTCTTCTTTGGATAACTTCTTGTACTCATCGCTATCAGTCATCATGAACCAGTACGCCATTGATAGACCCATCATTATCAATGCTCTATTAGCAAATGCTTTCTTCTGAACGTCTGCGTTCTCAGTAGCCATCCTACCCCAACCGGAACGGTACAAGACATCTAAACCTTGCACACGGGCGTTAAAGAAAGGCACGACTGCTGATACAATTTGAATAATAGCGGAGTTACCCTTACGTGAAAAGTTAAGAACTTCCATCGCTTGGTAGAATGCTTCTGCCTCGTTACCATTAGGAAACTCAGGTGACTTAGTTCTTTCAAGGGTACGTTTATAAATCTCTGCACGAGTAGCCATATCGGATGCGTGAGAACCCTGTTCCAACATATCCCAAAATGTAGTGAGCGATTCTAACTTAGTCTTCTGACCAGCCATCTTACGTAACTCTTTAGCCACACCTTTAGACGTACCTTTTACGTCACCGGAGAAATCATAGCCGGTTAAACCAGCCAGAGCCAAAGCCTGTGCTTCTGGGGATGAGTTGGTTAACGTCTTGCTAAACTGTTTAAACGTATCTATCACGGGCCTCATGTCAGTTCCGCTGGTAATCCAAGCCTGTAGCGAATCACGACCTAAGTTGGCAATCATAAAGCCGGGGTCTTTTGTTACAAAGTTACGTAATAAGTTTGCCGGAGCGGCTAACCAAGATAGCCATTGCATCTGTGGAGTGTTTAAACCCTTTAATGCTTCGTACAGCAGGGGGTCTGCAACACGGAAATATTTGTTCTTGCCATCTTGTTTGATAGTAACAATTTCTCTTGCGCTATCGTTAGTTCCTAGAGGCACTTCTTGGGCTAATCCCATTTCCAACGTATCACGAATGATACGATTTCCCGCCTCGTTTTTCATACTGGCTTCGATAGCCGCACGTGCGTTACGAACCACAGTCTCTAAGAAGTCGGTGATAGGTGCACCCACCTGTTCAACAGTTCCGTTGGCTTCATCGGCCTTCTTCTGAGCAATGATTGGGTCTAGATACTTACCAATTTCTTGACCATTGGCATCCAATACTGAGTAGTACCCAGCACCCTTTAATTCTTTAGGCTTGGCAACTGAAGTAAAAGAAGAAAACACTTTAGGACCAGCCGTGGTCTCGCCATCCATTTGACGATAAAAAGGAATGTAATCCCAGTTTTGAGTCCAGATTCTACCTTCTTCTTTAGTGATAACACCACGGTCTACCATCAGGTCAACCAATCCTTTGTTGTATGTCTGGTACTCGTTGAATACCTGTTTAAACTCAGGGAACTGTTTCTCTAATTTATCGCCATAAGCAATGTCTTCCTTGGTAAAAGTACGCTCTCTACCTTCAGCATCTAGCCTTTTACCTCTACGAGTTGCACCGTAGTACTGGAATAATTGGAAAATGTATGGGTCGTTGTAAGCCATCAACGGCTCAAGGATAGGAATCAAGCCTTTTGTATCTGGGTCAACTGTAAAGAATCCGTCCCGGTACACTGGGATACCCTGTTTAAACGATGCTGCCGCAACACCAGCGGCCCTGTCAGACTGTAACGCTGCGGCAATTGCAGATGTATTTGCTAGTAATCGGTCAGAGCCATGTTCTCTAGCAACCTGTCTAGATAAAAGTTCAATGGCTTCGTATTTATTAATGAATGCTTGGCGGTATTTTGCAAAACTGGTGGGAGAAATAGCATCTACTAAACGCTCAACAAAGCCCTTCTCTTCACGTACTCTAGTTGTAGCACCAACACGAGAGTTAATGTCAGGGTCAACCTCATCCATGATGTTACGTATTTGATAGCGGATGTCAGGGTTTGTTTTGTCAAACGTACCTTTATTTCCTGTGGCTGATTTGATTTGTGTAGGTTCAAACGCAATGTAAATTGTGTCAGATGGAACATCTTCTTTACGCCACTTAGCAATTAGTTTAGAAATCCATCCGGGTTGCGCTTTGCCGTCATATGTATTTTTAATAATAACGCCATCGTTACCATCTCTTTGAGCCTTTTTAATTGTGTCCAAATAAGACACCAGCCTATAAGAAGAAAAGTCTTGGTCTATAACTAAAGGATTTTGTATACTTAAAAACACTGGCATTATATTTTGTCCAGAGCGTCTTCCTTCATTAGTTACTTTTGCCTTACTACTTAATTGGGCGCTTAGTTCTTCAATCCTCTTTGAAGCCTTTGTTAAATCTTGTGTCTTGTATTTTATTTCTTTGTCTAAAAATTGTTCTACGTACTCTTCAGTAGGAGTTGGGTCTATTTTTATTCTTTGTAAAAGAAATTTATTGTCAGGGTCTTTCTTTAATGATTGTTTATCTTTTTCTATATTCTTTAAACTAATGTTTTTTAAATAATCTCTAATTCGTTGACCTTCTTCTGTATCAGGATTCTTCTCTAACTTGTATGTTTCAATTTCTTTTTTGTATTTTCTAATGTCATCTTTTAAATAAGATATTTCTTCTTCTGCTGGATTGCCATAGGAAACTTTTCTTCGTTGTGCATTTTCTGCATATTTATTAGAAGTGTCTGGGTCTCCGGCAAAAAAGAATCCAAGTTTTGCAGACGGTGCGCCAGTAGATGCGCCCAATAAATCTTTAGAAAATTCTGTAAAATCTCTGCCTGTACCATGATAGACAACTAATGGATTGCCATCATTGTCTACAACTTCGCTGTCACCAAACCATTGTTTAAACTCTTTAGTCTCAGGGGCACGAATTTGATAACGCTCACCTTTTTTATTTTCCGGATTAACAGGTATGTCGTTATGGTTAAGAATAACCATCATGCCCATATTAGGTAAGGCATAGCCATCATATCCGGAATCAATTACCGCAGTTTCAAAGCGGTTGTAACCAGCATCGTCTCTTGTTTTGTAGTAGGTATCGTCCAATATCCTACGCATTTCAATGCCCGGACCTAGGATGTTGTCAAACTTTTGTGTGTGTTTAAACTTACCAAGGCCGCCTTCTGGCGGCAAATATCTACCGCCTAATTCATCATGAGGAATGTAGAAGTAAGTTCTGTTCTTAATTAGTGGGTCGTCAACACTCTGTAAACGGCTTGCTTCTGCACCACGAATTCCAGTGCCGTACTTGTCCCCGTCTAAGAATTCTCTCTCAGCATTACTGTAGTGAACCGCTTCATAACTTAAGGCGTGTTCTTGTTTTCTTCCAAGAGTGACTCCTTCACCGCTTGTGCTGCTGGGTCGAACGGAAGGTTCTGGAGGTCGAGACCATCCATATTCCTTGCCATATTCTTCTGCGATGTTGTCGTAAGCCTTGCTCCAACCATTAATGGTTGTTCGTATATTGGCGAGTTCTCTGGAACTAAACCTCTCAAGGTAACCTTGCCCATTTGCGTCCTTTTCCCAATCGTTATAAATATATCCACTTACTGCACGAAACTCATCTACGTTAAAGTTTACATCAGAAGAGAACGTTTCCAAAGCATTTACTAATTTTTTGTCGTAATCTTTGTCCGGCATTAAGAAAGGCTTGCCATCATCGCCACGGAAATTAATAAAGTCTAAAGAATTATTAACACGGGTAAATCCAATCCCCGGCATTGCAGTATTTAGATGTTCAAATATCTTGTTCTCAAGGTCTACAGTTAACTCTTGATTTGGAGTAACTTTAAATCCTTTACTTGCACTCTTTCCTTTAGCCGTAGGGTCTGGTCTATACCAAGCCACCGCATCTTGTTTAGTTACATAACCAATAATTGCAGATACTTGGTCTGCCATATTGGTAAAGCCAGCAAGGTTAGCCTTTATATCGTCTTGACTTAAAACAACCCTAGTTACAACGTTAGGAACTATCTTGTCTTCATAAGCACCAATAGACTCTTGACTGTTGTATAAAACAGCGTTGTTGAGTAATTGGAATATTTTGTTTTCGCCAGAATCTGTCTCAAATATTTTACGAACTGCTCTGTTAAACGCTTCTTGCGCTTGACGAGGTGCGTCATGAATACCTTCAAGTAGTGGTAATTTGGTAGACGGACGGCTTTCCCAAGTGATATTAACCGTTGCTCTATTTAAGTAATCAGCAAAGTCTGTAGCCATTGGCTCAAACTTGACAGGCTTACCTTTCTCTTTGGCAATTTCTTTAGCCTTACTAAACTCAGTTTGGTTCTTTACATACGTCCATAAGCCAGCCTGTACCTGACGAGGTAATAGATTTTCACCAGTTTTCTTGTTGTATGCGTTAGTAATTCTTACAATTAAATCCTTGGCGTATTTGTATTGAGTTGTTGATACAGCGTTTGAACCGCCTTCTTGTTCATCGTCAATGTGTGGATAACCAAACAAGCGCATCATCCAACGGTCAATAGTAGAGGCATCATTAAATGTGTCTTCTTGGAATGCCGCATCGTGTAGATTACGGTAGAAGTTCATTAACTTATCTTCAACGCCTTGTAAATCTGTATTAAATTCTTTGGCAGAAAGAATTGCTGGTAAATTTTTTGATGTAGTTGCTGGAAATCTACCGGCTATTGGGCTTGGATAACCCTCTGCAATCTGTTTGAGTGACTTAACAACCGCAGTAATATTACCACCGAGGCTATTGGCTTGAGAATAGATAGAAGTTAAACGAACTACTTTCTCCATTAACTCTTTATCGCCACGAGATATTTCACGAATTGTTCCACCACTACGCTCATACCAGTCTTTAGACTTGCCAAACATTGCGTATGGATGCTCAAGTATATTAACCATCCGTTTAACTAATGCAGTACGAGCCTGTTCTGTAGTTGCATTAGGGGGAGAACCAACAATACGCTTACCAATCTTTCTTGGTTCATCTGGCGGTTCTTCTGTAATAACTTGAAATTTTTCTCCTGTTGGCTTTAATTCTGGATATTTTGCCCATACTTCTTCTTTGGGTAATGTATATACATCCAACATTTGTTCAGCATCTTTTCTTTTGTTAAATTCACGAATTAATTTTCCATCAGATTTTTGTTTAAGTTGCCAAGTTACCTGTTCATTTACTAAACCACGAGTCTGTCCTTTACGAACTATTTCATAATCATCTTTGTTTGTAATTTCAAATTTTTCTTTTCCAGAGACTGCCGCTTTAGTTGGCTTTGCTTCACCACGTTCAACCTTCTGAAATATGTCACCTGCTGTAGCATAGCCTAGTCGTTTAAACGTGTTACCTAGGGCTTCAAACATCTTGTTTAAACGGAACAACAGGTTACCAATTAATCCTACAGGTGGCTTCGTATTAGCAAAATCTCTAAATGCTTCAGCAATTGCTTCTTCAGCAATGTACTCATCAAAACCTTTTAGGTCACCGTTGGACTGTTTATACGCATCTTGATATGCTTTGTAAGTTCCAACCTTCTTAATGTATTTGTCTATCCACTCAGACTTTGCCTTGTTCTCAAGGATTTTCCATTCTTGCTGAGTAAACGCACCCAATTCTTTTAACGCATGAATCACTTCATGGCGTAGAGTTCCCATTGGATTCTTGGCGTTATAAGCAATCTTAATGAGTTCCTGTACATAAGAACCATCTGCCTTGCCATCTGCAATACTTTTTACAATGCGTAGTCCAACTTTTTCCAAACCAAACTTCTTCAAGGCTGGCAATAAATTCTGACGAATCTTATCAAAGTCTTCTTCAACCTTGGGCTGGTACATACTCTTACGTACCTCAATACCCTGTGGCGCTTCACCCTTACGTCTTGCTAGTTCTTTCTTAGCGTAGGATGCATAGCGTTTAGGTAGTGTGCCCTTGGTTGTGGGAGCGGAATCAATAATCTGCTGAAGAGTTTCATCTGTAACTGCATACTCGCCCTTAGCATTCTGCCTCATCAAGCCATACTGTTCAGCCAAGTCTTTGTTAGCAAACGATGCAAGCGGTGTATCGTTGTCATAGAACACATACTTCTTGGCGGTAACTGGCTTTTCTCCAACCGGAACAATTGTAAAAGGATTGCGTAGGTTACGAATATCGTTGAGTTTAGCGTTAATCCTATCCTTGGCTTGACGTATCTGAGCGCCAATATCTGTTGCCATTCTGTTGTACGCTGGTGTACCAAAGTGACCAAGAGTCTTCTTCTCATCTAACGAGTATTCCAATCTATCAACGCCTGATTGAATCTTTTCTATGTCTTTCTCTATGTCTAAGGCTTTCTTCTCAGCAATAGCGGTCTGCTTTTCAAGAGCAACCTTGGCTTCTTCTTCTGTAGAAACTCTATCTAAAACAACTGAGCCGTTCTTGATTTCATAGTTTTCAGGAACAGAACCTTGTTTAAACGTTTGAAAACGAATGTCTAGGCCGTTAGGCAGCGGCTCGGATTTCCCAGCAAAAGCAATGTTAACCACGTTAACATCTTTGCCATCCACCTTAGTGGTAGAGATTCTTTCTTCTAAGTCACCCCTGTTGATTGCATGGCGTAAGAGAGCCTTTGCATCTGTGTCATCCTTTAACCCAGTGGTGTCTTTAATATCATTAATGACACTAGTTCTCCCAAGAGAATCTGTATCTAAAAAGTTGTACTCAGCCTGTAGGTTGTTGAGCGCTTGGTCGTATTGTTTTTGCGTGAACCGAGTTGCGTTTGTTCCTTCGGGCAAGATTTGTAACGTGTCAGACCTAGGAACGTTTGGAGAAACCAAGGCTTCATACGCAGAGTACAGTTGCACTGGACTCATAATTTCAAGGTTGTCTGTACCGGTTGACCTAGTTAAGAAGTCTTTAAATCCTTGCGTACCTGTTTCAATGTTTTTATCTAAAGCGGCATTTAATACTTGGTCAACCGTTGTTTCAACCATGCCATCATAGCCGGTCTTGAACGTGAGAATGTTATCTAAAGCACCCTGTTTAGCAACATCGGTATCAGAACTATGGCGTAAAGCATCTACATAGTCCTCTAATGAGTAAGAGTTTAAACGGGGCTTATTGTTATCAGAGCGGTCTTTGTTGATGTAAGCAATCTGCTCAGGAGTAAGTTCTCCCTCTAGGAAATTACCTAGTGGGTTTCTTAATGGGTCATACTGCTTATCATTAATAATCTGCTCATCAGGAGCCGGTAATAGTAATTGAGATTGGCTAAGTAATTTGTCAGTTGTTTGTTTTGTTTCCGGAGGTGTAATTGTTGTTGGTTGTGGTCCTTTTTGCAATGCGCCACCAAGACCACCCATACCGATACCGCCTACAGCGGCTAGACCAGCCGTAGCACCAACGCCTTCCATGAGTGCTTGCTCAGGATTAACCTGACGCATAGCAATATTCTGCCCAATCTTACCGCCACCCTCTTCAAAAATCTCACTACCTGTCTCACCGGCAATACCCTTACCAATTCGAGCAACCTTACCACCAACACCGGGTACGCCAACAAACGACTCTTCAAGCGTTTTGGCTCCGGGTAATCGTTGTGCTAATAAAGAAATAACAAAAGCACCGGCTCCAGAAGAACGAGCAAGATTTAATGCCTCACTCTTTGCTTGGTCTGGAGGCATGCCATCTTTAACTAAATACTTGTAGATGTCTTCATAGGATTGAGCGCCAATATCAGCACCTTGTTGTACTCCACCAGCACCAACGGCAGTCGTAACACCAGCCTTACCACCAGCCAATGCGGCTTCTTTGGCAGTAGCACCAGCAAGAAGTTGTTTACCGGTAGTGATAGCGGAACCAACTTTACCGGCACCAAAAGGTACTAACAACTGTGGCACTTGCTCTGCAAGAAAACTTGTAACTAATGCTGGGTCTTTAACTGTTTCACCAAAAGCAGTTTTAAATGCCTCAAATGTGCCTTTTTGTTCTGCCTCAGCAATCTTTTGTGCACGTTGTTCTTCTCTTTGTTTTAGTACATCTGACTTCATTTCTTCGCCAGATTTTCTAATTGACTTACCAAGACCGAGTAGCCCTGTGTCTTCAAAATCTCCAGTTGCTAAACCATAGAGTTGTCCGGGTAGTTGTACAAGTGAACCAATGCCTGAGACAACACCAGCCCCTACGTCAGTAAAGGCTTCGCCATAAGTTCTTTCTTTAGGTTTGGAGCCAAAAAGTTCTTTGCTAAAGTCTGTGCCTTGCCCACCGGTAGGTGAGCCAAATAATTCGGCACTAAAATCTTTTGCCATAACAACCCTTTATTGAATGGTAAAGCCTTTGGCTTTTGCGGCTTCTATAACTTGTTGTTGAGTTTTGCCTGATTCTCTTGCAGTTCTTGCAACATCAGCCATACTCATTACTGTACCGCCACCACTAATTTTAGCATTTGGTCTAAGCCCTTGTCTTGATAAAAAATCAAGGACTTGTGGATATTCTTTTTGCAACATAATATTTCCAGCCCATTCTTTAGCCAAAATAGAAACTAAAGGATTTTCCTTTAATGTTGCATCTATTTTAGCCATTTCATTTTTAACGTGTTGCGCTTGTGCATTAGCAGATACAACTGATGCACCCGCTTTAATCATTTGAGAAGCCGCATTACTTTCTGCCGCACTTGCCATTCTGCCTTGTGTACCAAGTTCAGCCAATTTGTTTTCGTATTCTCTTTGTTCCTTACGGGCGGCAGTAGCACCAGCAACGTCACCACGCTTACGAGCATCATCTTCTTTAGCCATTGACGCTTGCAATCCAGCCATGTCTAATGCTTGTTTATCACGCAAAGCAATAGTTTCTTTGTCATAAGCAGCCATTCCCTCGCCTATTTTCCCAAACTGTGACATAGCCCTGTCTGTTGGGTCAGCATTAGCATAAGCACGTAACCCAGCCCTAAATGAATTCATTGGGTCGTCTTCTTCTTGAGCCGCACGTTTGGCTTCTATTTTGGCATAACGTTCTTTAATGTCCTTCATTGGGTCATTAGACACACCAGCCAATCTTTGTAATTCTTTATTTTCTGTAAAGTAATCTGCCAATGCTTTTTCTTTTGCAGTTGTTGGGACAACTTTAGCCACATCTGATTTTTCTACAGCATTGTTAATTTGTCCAGATGTAGTGTTAGATAATTGTTTATTGTTTACTACTGGCTTAGTAACGACTGGAGGTTTTACCGGCTCTGATGATGGTCTTTGCTCAGTTGATGGAACTGTAGTAATTTTTTGCCCAGAGCCAGTATCCATACCTTGCTCTTCATACCTATCTCGTGGAGAAAAATACCGTACACCCGCTCTTACTGGGGCTGTTAATAAATCTCCAATATTATCTAGGCTACTACCTATTCCGCTAGTAAATTTTGAAATGTCTTCACTAAATCTACTTGGCAATGCGTTAGGAGTTTTTCCACCTTGGTCAAAAGAAATAATACCACCACCAGCATAGTTAGACTGTTTAAACATATCAACAGGAAGACTCATCAATCCACCTTCTGCTGCCATTGGCATTGGAGGAGGAGCGGTTGGGTCTAGTTCATCTTGAGCCTCTGTTGGGTCAGTCATTCTAGGAGGCGCTGCAATAGTGGGGGCTAATTGCGGAGGAATAGACGCTGGATTAATTCCTTGGGGAGCGGCAGTCGGATTAACCCCTTGAGGAGCGCCAGTTAATGAACTGGTAATTTGGTCTTTTACACTAGGCACTTCACCATAAAATTCAGACGCAGTGTCTTCTAATTGTTTTCTACGGTTTAATTCACCCAAAGCAAGCCATGAAGGTACGGCAGGGTCTTTACCATTAGCGTATTTCATTACAGCATCTGGAGGTAATCCTTGTAGAGCACTTTGAATTTGAATTAAGTTATACATAATTATCTTATTTAATTAAGTTATATATCAAGGGAATCAAAACCATCAACATTATTGGTATTTGAAGAATATTCACCAAAATCTGTATCTATTGGTTGATAGTATGGAGAATTTGGGTCTATAGTTGGGTCTATATAATCTTTTCCAACCCATACTGGGTTATTGTCTTCATCGTATCCCCAACCTCTTTGTAATTCACCAGTATCACTATATGGCGTTCCACCATCCGGTGCTGATGGGTATACTAAGTTACCATTGTCATCTAATGTAATACCACCCGTGGCTTTTGGATTAGTCTTAGTTAAATCATTAATGTATTTAGTAATAGCCGCAGGTGTCATTCCTTTATTTTTCATTTTATCCACTAAACCAAGAACAGAATCTGCGGCACCAACGGCACCTTGTACAAATGATTTCTGAGCAGTTAGTTCATTTCTAGTAGTAATTGGTAGTTTAGAAAGAGCATCGCTCTGCAACTTAATCATTTCTTGCGGATACTTTAACTGACGTAAGTACTCGTTGTACTGAGCATTTACCGCCTGTTGGTCAAGATTCTGCTGTTCTGTTCCAGCCTTACTCAATGCTTGTAAGTTAGCCAAACCATATTGATTTGCTTGTGCACCGGCAGTCGCAGCAGCAGTTTGAGACTGGGCAGCCGCTTGTAAACCTTGCAATCCGTATGTCGCTGCAAATTGATTTGCTTGCGATTGTGATTGTTGTCTTGCTTGGTCGGCAGCAGATGCCAATTGAGCGGCAGTCATCTTCTGACCATAACCAAACTGTTTAGATGCTTCGTTGGCCTGTTGTGCAGATAAACCGTACTGTGCTTGCAACTGTGCCGCATTAGCCGCTTGGCTCTGTCCAAATTGACGTGAAGCCTCGTTAGCCTGAGCCGCAGTCATACCGTACTGAGCCTTCATCTGTGCATCAGTCATACCCTGTTGAGCAGCAAACTGAGCCTGTTGTACGTTGGCTTGTTGTGCCTGTAAATCACGTGCTTGGTCAGCCGTAAACTGTTGTCCAGCCTGTGTAAACGCTTGATTGTATCCTTGACCAATTAAACCAGATTGTTGACGCAATAAGTTTTCATTGTTCTGGGCTTGTAGTATTGCTTGACGGGAACCGCCAAAGGCACCAGCCTGTGCCAACTTAGCCATATCGCCTTGTTGATTAATTGCTTGCTGGCGTTGCAATGCTTCTAACTGTGGATTTAACGCCTGTTGGATATAGGGGTTCATGTACTTCTTAGCCGCTGCTTCGTCAAACGAGCCTGTACTTACATTGGTTGGCGTATACATATTGGCTGGCGATTGATAAGCGCTTTGAATATTAGATGCCTGATAAGGCGTAGTAGCCTGATATTGATTAGCAAAGTTACCGCCTTGATAAGCATCGGGGGCGTTATACGTGTTTGTAAAGGTAGCAGGGTCGTACTTTAAGTTGGCTTGCGCTTGGCTAATTGTAGACAAGTTTGTACCAGCATTTTTTAATGAATCCGGAATAGTTAACCCACTCAAACCTTTCCAAGCCTGTTGCTGTAAATCACCATAACCAGCCGTTAATTGACCGGTATATTTTGGCATCGGAGCATTGGTTAATGCTTGCGTTTTGTCTAATAAATTAGTTACATAAGGTTGTGCATAAGTCGATACAGTATCTTGAGTAGATTTATTTGGTACCGACTTTAAACCCGGAGAGTCAAATATTCCCATGTTATTTCCTTACCTTTGGCATATATTTTACAGGTTGTATTTGTTTACCTTGCTTGGCATTACCAGTTCTGGCTTTGCGAACTTTTTCCATCATGGCGTATAGTACTTTTGCACCAGCCTCAGATGAACCGTTTCCTAAATGTGAAACCACATCTGCCGGTATAACAAACTCTTCATTAGCAAGACGGGCTGGTTGTCTACCAGCAATGGTTGCTGGGATGTTGTCAGACATGCCGTCACCGGGGCCTTTTAATAAACGCCCACCATCTGAATATCCACCAAGACTTGAAATTCCTCCCATATTCATTGCAATTGGCATACCGCCAGCAGCGTACATATTGACGGAATTATTTGGGTCTTGATTTTGACTAGGACTATTGCTGTACTCTTGAGAGAACGCACTAGGGTCATTTGGTGTGTAGTTATTAGGAATCATTGTAGGCTGAACAGATTGCGGTTGTTGCCCGTACTGTGGTTGCTGTTGCCCATATTGATTTTGCTGAGGTTGCATATAAGGCATTTGTGGTTGCATGTAAGCCGGAGGAGTCAAACTTAATAAACCACCTTCGGCTGCATATACAG